GTTTATGACATTACGCACTCCGTTCAAAAACCCGGAGGTATGGGCACTAGCAGTGGCGGTAATCGTGAGTATGTGCCTGGCTTGGCTCGTGCTGCATCTGCAATGGGTGTGACAAACTTCTTCTTAGAAGTTCACAAGGATCCGGATAATGCACCCAGTGATGGACCAAACGCTCTACATCTTAAGGACTTTGAAAAAGTTGTAGCAGATATAGTTAAATATTCTTACAAAAACTAGGGAATAAAATGAATGGATCCGGAAAATCTAAACAAAGAACAACGTAAAGCATATAAACTTCAAAGAAAATTTGAGAAAGAACAGGCACGTTTGCGTAAGAACGATACTGCTAATTCTACTTTGGCTATAACAGAATCCGTAGCAAATATCCTTTGTGTAAGATTTGGAAACAAATATCCTATATCATATGTTGAAAAATTACGAAATATGATAAAACGAAATATAACAGTTCCTTATAAACTTTATTGTCTTACAGATGATCCACATACTATTGATGGTGTGGAGTTAATAGTTCAAAAAAATGCAGGTTATGTAAAAGGGTGGTGGCACAAGGTGCACATGTTTGATCCTAAATTACCACTAAGTGGAAGAATATTATATATGGATCTAGATGTTGTAATTTCTGGAAATTTAGATAAACTTACACAAATAAGTGGAAATACATTTATGGGTATTAGAGACTTCAATAGAAAATTTCATAAAGATTGGAAATATCTTAACAGCAGTGTAATGAGTTGGATTCATGGAACACAGAGTCATATCTATACACAATTTATGAACAATCCTCAAACGGCACAAAGAATGCACGGAGATCAGGATTGGACCTGGAAGTGTGCCAAGGATAGAATTAAATTTTGGCCAGAACCTTGGATACAAAGTTATAAGTGGGAAATTAGAGATCGGAGTGAGCTACAAGTTATTCAGGGAATTAGACAATTTACTTCTATTAGGAACGATATAGAAATTCCTACCGAATGTTCTATAGCAGTTTTTCACGGTTCGCCTAATCCGGAAATTGTTCAAGACAAATTTGTGGTAGATAATTGGAAATGACCGTGGTTAATAAATTTATATTTGATGTCGACGGAACGCTTACTCCTAGTAGACAGCCTATGGATACAGAATTTCAAAGATGGTTTACAGCATTTCAAGAACAGAATTATGTCTATCTAGTTACTGGAAGTGATAGAGAGAAAACTCTAGAACAAGTAGGGTCTATAGTTTATAACTTTGCATCAAGAGTATACAACTGCTCAGGAAGTGATGTTTGGGAACAGGATAAAAATACCCATACAAGCGATTGGCACTTGCCAGAGTTGCCCACACAATTCTTAACACAGTGCATGACAGAGAGCGAGTTCGTTCTTAGAACAGGATTACACTTCGAGCACCGTCCTGGAATGTGTAACTTCAGTGTTGTCGGTCGCAATGCAACACTTGGTGAGAGAAAGTTATACGTGGAACACGATGTTCGCATCAACGAACGCAATAGAATCGCACGTGCATTTGAAACTATGTTTCCTGATATACAGGCAAAGGTAGGAGGAGAAACGGGCATAGACATATTTCCAAAAGGACATGACAAGAGCCAAATACTAAGAGATTTTGATCCAAAGAATGACATACTACATTTCTTTGGCGATGCTATGCATCCAGAAGGAAATGATTATCCATTAAAGAAGGAAATCATTGACAAGGACCTTGGTTTCTGCTATAATATAAAAGATTATAACGAAACATGGAAAATATTACGTGACGAATTCTCAATATAAACGCATAGGCTTTGCATGCAAATATATGCACCCTGATCAGACTCAGAAGAAGAAACTACTTGAGGAGATTCAGCGTCCATTAAACACTAGAAGCACAACGGTTAGATGGTTGAATAGTCAACCCAAGGATGTTGCAGAACAACGCCTATGGGATATTATGGTTCACAACATACAATCTTATATGAACCTTATTTGTTACGTTGGAGGATTACCGAATGAACTTAGAATGGTTAGGCTGGGTAGCGATGTTCTGCCTGTTTATACTGAGCCTACGTGGTCTTATTTTTGGCGCAAACCTGATGTTCGCGACTATTGCGAAAAGAACTTTGCCAATGTCGGCCGTAGAGCGAGGGAACTTGATGTTAGGGTGTCTATGCATCCTGGCCAGTTTACTGTGCTTGCATCTGATAACCCTGATATAGTAGAGAGGAGCATAGAAGAATTTGAATATCACACCGATGTCTTCCGCTGGATGGGTTACGGTCAATCATTTCAAGATGCGAAATGCAATGTGCATATCTCCGGTCGAAAAGGCCCACAAGGGATCATTGATGTATTACCGAGACTCTCGCCAGAAGCACGAAACACAATCACGATCGAGAACGACGAAATGTCGTGGGGTATCGACGCAAGCCTCGAACTTGCAGACCACCTTGCCCTCGTTCTTGACATACACCATCACTGGGTCAATAGTGGAGAATACATTCAACCCGCCGACGATAGATTTGCTCGCATAATTGATTCGTGGCGTGGTGTGCGTCCTGTTATACATTACTCAGTATCACGTGAAGATGTTCTTGTTGGCCACGATCCTAACGTAATGCCGGATATGGAAAAGTTGCTTGAACAAGGATACAAGAAACAGAAACTAAGAGCACATTCAGACTTTATGTGGAACAATGCAGTCAACGACTGGGCACTACAGTTTAACGACTATGCAGATATTATGGTAGAGTCAAAGGCTAAGAACCTAGCAAGTATTGCTCTTTACGAATCTATCTAATATAGTTGTGCCAACTGCTGTGCTTAATTTTTAATTGAAGTAGTTCTTTGTTCTTAACAAGATCATAGTAGGTGGGTTTGTAAGGCTGTCGCCTGGGCCGCAACCCTAACTTGTCTCCCTTTTCAACATTGCATGGTCCGCATGCGGTAACGCAGTTGATCCAGTTTGTTCTACCACCCTTTGAAATGGGTATCACGTGATCCACCGTGCATTTATTCCTGTGTGGAATCATGTCATCACAATACTGACACACAAATTGATCTCTTAGGAATAGATTGTATTTTGAAAATCTAACAGCAGTATTCTTTCGAATGTATTGTTTTACCATGACCACAGCAGGCACACGAGTCTCCCATGACATGGAACTTACTACCCAATCATCATACCATTCAAGCACACGGACTCTGTCTAGAACTAGATATTTTATGGACTCTTGCCATGTGATAGTGCTTAATGGTAGTATGGAATAGGGCTTTGCGTCAGCGTTTAATACGAGTGTATCCACGATTTTTTCCTTTTCTACGTAGGACAACTATATTTAACATAAATATACAAGATGTTAAAAGAACTGAAAGATTTTATTGCGGAAGCAGAAACAGCAAGACCTACCTTGATTCTTGAAAAACTGCCTTATGCAAAAGATGCATTAGAGCCTGTGATGAGTAAGGCAACTGTGGATCTTCACTACGGAGTTTTATCCAAGGGGTATGTCGATCGTTATAATAATAAAGAAGGTGACGATGCATTTAACTTTGGAGGTGCAACGCTTCACAACATGTATTGGGCATCTCTGCAACCTCCAAGCACAGGAAACAGGCCCACAGGTGCTTCAGAAGAACTTATAAACAAAAAATTTGGTTCTTACGAAAAATTTAAACAAGAGTTCATATCAAAGGCTAAATCACTACAGGGTAGTGGTTGGTGCTACATGGATGTCAAAGGCAATATTGCCACAATTCCTAATCAAGCATTTGAGAAAAAAATGCAAATAGCATTACCTGTAGATATGTGGGAACATTCGTATCTGCTTGATACTAACAAGGACAAGTATCTTGACGGTATTTGGCGAATCATAAACTGGTCAATAGTTAACGATAGACTACAAGGAGAATAATATGTTTACGTGGTTAAAAAAGATTTTCGTGCCAGCAGAAATTACTGAGCCTTTGGTGCTTGATAAACCTGTTGTTATGAAAAAAACAGAACTAACAAAGATGTCAAAGAATGATCTAGAACAACTAGGTAGAGCTCACGGCATTGAGTTAGACAAAAGATTAACCAAGGCTAAATTGGTTGATCAACTATGGAAAGCAGTAAAACCTAAAAAATAAGGAGATTACTATGTTAGATAAATTTAAAACCTGGGTGGCAAATCGTTTCACTGAAAGAACTTCTTGGGACGGTGCAGCACTAATCCTACTAGGAGTAGTGGTATTAATTGCAAAACCAATTGCAGGCTTACTTGCATATGCAGCAATCGCATATGGAGTCTGGACAATTTATAAGAGTGAATAATGCCGGAAGCAGTAGTCCTAACAGATTCTGCTAGAAGGCACATGGAAGGCCTTATTGAAAAGCAAGGCAAGCCTGTCGTCAGACTTTGTGTCAAGGGCGGCGGGTGCGCCGGCTTTCAGTATGAATGGGAAATGTCAGATTCTAAGGAATTTGACGATGAAGTAATCAAACTGGATAACGGTGAGTTTGCGATTGATTCGCAAAGCCTGCTGTTTGTCATCGGAACCACAGTTGATTATGTTGAAGAAGTATTTGGTTCCTATCTTCAGATCAAGAATCCCAACTCAACATCAAGTTGTGGTTGCGGCGAAAGTTTCGCAGTTTAGTTAAGTTTTAGTATTTGGATATAGGTAGGTCAGAACCTGCTGGCATATTCCAGATCTGTTTCTGTTCTACACCTTTTTTCTGTGCAAATCTTTTAGCATCACAGTTACCGCAAACATGAAAATAATTATTGTTTAGCCGGGCTCTACTGATCTTTTTTAGATCCCTGGTAAATACAGAGTCACAGTTATCACAACGGAGTTCAACTATGGTTTTAACACGATTATATGTATGTTCTTTACCTAACTTACTCCTGCGTATGTGTTCAGTTATTTCTTTT